CCAGCGGACGTACAGCTTCTGGTCGGTGGTGTTGAACCACAGTTCGTATCCGTTGCCGGGGTCGGTGTCGCTGATGGTGACTTCGTCGGCGCGCCGTCGCAGGTCGTAGATCGCCCGCCGTGTCGCTTCGGTGAGTCCTGGCTCGTAGCCGTTGCGAACGAGTTGGTCAGCCATTGACGTCGTCTCGTTCTTCGAGACGATCGGCGAGTTCCTTCTCAGCCCGGTTGGCCAGCATGGCGAACAGTTCGTCGTCGGTCAGATCCTTGGCGGCTTTGCCGTTGGTCACGGTGACGTCGACCTTCTGTGGGCGGGCGCCTTCGATCTGATCCATGTACGCCTTGGCGGCTTGGACCTGGCGCGGGTCGGTGCGGTCGATCGCTGTCTCGTACAGCGACTGCATCACGGTCCCGGCGCGCTCGGGGCTGCCGATGGTGCGGCGGTACAGCGCCTCCCAGTCGGCGAGGAACTGGGGGTCCTTCTTCCAGTCGCGCAGCATGTCGTGACTGCATTGCAGTTCTTCGGCGAGCGCGCCCTGCGACGGGGGCATCCGGTCTTGCTTGATGGTGCACAGCCATTCGAGGAAACGCTCGCGTCGCCAGTCGGTGCGCATCTTCTCGCCCTTGCCCATCTGCCAAGTATCGACCAGTTGTCCATCCGGCGTCGAACATACCCTTGACAGGGTGGGTGGCTGGGTGGTACCATACACCCATGCCCACGAAGAGTTACCGACGGGACCCGCGGTTGACCTCGACACAGATCAGCATCCGGGTCCCCTACGCATACCGAGAGCAGTTGCAGCGCATCGCCGACAAACAAGGCGTCTCGTTGCCCGCGCTGGTCGTCGAGATCCTCGAACGCGTCCACCGACCCCAGGCTCCGAAGCCGATCAACGAGATCGACGAGGCCGCCGAATGAGCGACACCTTCACCTGCGCCGCGTGCGGCGACACCTTCTTCAAGGCGTGGACCGACGAGGAGATGCTGACCGAAGCGCAGACCCACGGATTCGATCTCGAAGGAGACAACGTCCTGCTCTGCGACGACTGCTTCGAGCCGGTCATGGAAGTCAACGATCATCCGATCGGTCGGATGAAATGAGCTATGTCATCGTGGGTATCGATCCTGGAGTGACCGGCGGGCTTGCCGTCATCCACGACGGCCAACTGGCGGGCGTCGAGCCAATGCCGGTCCACGACAGCCGAGCCGACGGATGGGCGATCGACGCGATGCTCACCGACTGGGAGCCGGATGTCGTGTTCTTGGAGAACACCCAGCCGATGCCGAAGAACGGCAGCATCGCCAGCTTCAGCCTCGGACTGAACACCGGCATCATCGTCGGCGTCGTCCAGGCCAACCACTTCTCGCTGGTGCGCGTCAGGCCCGTCGACTGGAAACGCAAGATGGGCCTGACCGGCAAGGACAAGTCGGCCAGCCGTGGCCTGGCCACCGAACTGTTCCCCGACTACGCCAACAGCTTCAAGAAGGTCAGCCAGGACGGGTTGGCCGAGGCGGCGTTGATCGCCCGCTACGGGTTCTTCTCCGAGTTCCCGGTGAGGGCAGTCCGATGACGATCACCGACCCCGACGACATGGACCTGCAAGCTGCACTGCGCCACTACGCCGATTGCCTCACGGTCGTCGACAACGCCGTCGAGGCGGACGTCGTCATCCGGCTGATGCGTGACGCGGCCGACTGCATCGACGAGTTGGAGGAACGGCGATGACCGTCGAGTTGTGGAGGCAGTGCTTCCGCGAGTTCATCGACAAGGGCACCGGCAGCGAACGGACGATGGCCCGCCTGCTGTGGGAGATCAGCCTGATCGACGAGGCGGCGATCGTCAACGTGTTCGACCGCTACGCCTCCCGCCTTCTCGAAGGTGGCCTCCAATGACCGCGTGCATCGAATGGACGAAGTACTGCCTCCCGTCAGGACATGGACAGCGTTGGTGGAACGGGCGTCTGTGGCTCGCTCACCGAGTCGCCTGGACCGAGGTTCACGGTGCCATCCCTGATGGCTTGTACGTCTGTCATCACTGTGACAACCCGCCATGCGTGAACGTTGATCACCTGTTCCTCGGAACCCAGGCCGACAACATCGCAGACATGATGGCGAAGGGTCGCGGTTGGCAGCCACGTGCGCTCCGAGGCGAAGCCAATCCGAAGGCCAAGCTGACTCAGGTGCAGGCCGATGCCATCCGCTCCGACGGCCGAGTCCAGCGCCTGATTGCCGCCGACTATGGCGTCGGTCAGCAACTGATCTCCAGGATCAAGACCGGCAAGCGCTGGACGGAGACCCAGGCATGAGCATCCACGACCTGTGGATCCACGACCTGTGGATCGACACCGTGCTGAAGGCACCCGACGCGCTGATCCGAGACGCGGACAGCAGAGCGGTCGCCAAGAACATCTCTGACACCGACTCCGAGAAGATCGTCGCTGAGCGGCCCGCACCACCGGACCAGTTCTGGAAGGAGTGGCAGCTGTGAAGGTCGCCTACAACCAGCGCTGGGGCGAAGCGAACGGCAACCACAAGCTGACGCCCGACGACGTGGAACGCATCCGCGAACAGTTGACCGACAACGTGCCGACGCGTTGGATTGCTCGACGCTTCGGCGTCTGCCAAACCACCGTGATGATGATCAAGAACGGACTGACATGGACGAAGTGAACGACATCTACGCCGACGACCGGAGTGAGCCGGACCCGTTGACCCGCGAGCACGCCATCGAAGCAATGGACGCTGCGGTGCACGCCTTGCGCGAAGACGTCTCTCGGGGCGGCATCAACGAAGTGGTGTTGTGCTGGCAGGAACTGCTCGAAGTGATCGGTGGTCCCAGTGCCGTCGGTTGACATCAACGAACTGGACGATGCCCACGAAGCACGCAACGACTTCCGCCGAGCGAACGGTGCGCCGTTGGTCTCCGACCCGTCGGACCCTGACAAGACGTTGCGCTACCGCCGCCCGTCGTCGTACGCCAAGCTGCTCGACGACGAGTCAGCGCTGACCGAGTGGCGCATCTGGAAGTCGATGACCGGTGTCGCCCGGTCGCAGGCGCTCGCCGCCAAGGTCGCCGTGTGCAAGGACGAAGACCGGACGGAGAAGCAGGCGCTCCGCGATGAAGCGCAGGACAAGGGTTCGGCGAACGAGGCGGCGGACACCGGCACCGCGTTGCATGCGATGACGGCGCGCGTCGAAGACTTCAGCGACGACTTCTGCGCTCCCGATCAGTACGCCGACGATCTGGCGGCGTACGTCCGCTTCCTCGACGAGTACGGCCTCGTCTCCGAGATGGTCGAAGTCCACATGGTCAACGATGCCTACCGGGCGGCGGGCACGGCGGATCGGATCTACAAGACCACCCGTCCGTTGGAGTGTCCGGACGGTTCGATGATGCCGCCGGGCACGTTGATCCTGGCCGACTTGAAGACCGGCAAGAAGCTGGACTTCTCCCTGCCCGGCTACTGCGTGCAGTTGGCGTTGTACGCCGACGGGACGCTGTACGACGTGATCACCGAGCGGCGGTTGCCGACCCCGGAGATCGACCGGAACTGGACGATGCTCGTCCATCTCCCGGTGGGCCAGGCGACGTGCACGCCGCTGTGGGTGTCGGTCGATCTCGGGTTGCGTGGCGCGCTGTTGGCCTACGACGTCAACGAGTGGCGCAACGCGTGGAAGGCGGGGCGTGACGGGCATGATGCGTTCGCCGTGCCGATGCCCGTCGACGCGGAGTGGGAGCACGGTCAGGCCGAGGCGGATGCCGACAACCTGCACTACGCGATGATCGACTACATCAAGGTGCGTGTCGCGGTGATCCGTTCGCACGAGAAGGCGGCGGTGCAGTTCGTCAACCGCTGGCCTGCCGGGGTGCCGACACCGAAGCAAGGGCTGTCCGACCCGGCGCACATCACGAAGGTGCTCGACCTGTTGGACGCGATCGAGAAGGAATTCTCGTTGCCGTTCCAGCCCGATCCACGAGTGAAGAACAAAGACCGGGGTTCGCCCCGTCTGACGAATTCCATGATCCCATAAACAAAGGAGCAAAGAGACAAATGAGCGATGTTGAATCCTTCCTCTTCGGAGGTGGCGGGAAAGCCGCCAAATTCGAAGCAGTCGGTGACGCTGTCGAAGGCACGATCACCGATGTACGTCTGACCCAGCAAACGAGCATGGAAGACAACTCTCCGTTGACGTGGGCTGACGGTTCACCGCGGATGCAGCTGGTCGTCACGTTGCAAACCGAACTGTCCGAAGGTGAGAACGACGACGGTGTCCGCAAGGTGTTCGCCAAGGGCGGCAACTATGAGGTGGCTTCGGGTGTCGGCAAGAGCCTCAAAGATGCGATCGCCGACGCGATGAAGAAGGCAGAGGTGAAGGAGATCAAGGAGGGTGGCACCCTCAAGGTCGCCTACACCGGCGAAGGCAAGAAAACGAACAGAGGGTATAGTGCCCCTAAGCTCTATCGTGCCTCCTACAAGCCACCGGTCCAGACTGTCGCCGCTTCCGACCTGCTCGACGACTTCTGAGATGACCCCACTGCCCACCACCTCCTGCGAGCCTTGGCCGCTGTATGTCGACAAAAGCGGCTACGGCAAGGTCAACCGCAAAGGGTGGCCAGCCCCCAAGCTGGCCCATCGGTGGACGTACGAGCAGGTGCATGGCCCCATCCCTTTGGGGATGGTGGTCATGCACCTGTGCGACAACCGTTCATGCGTCCGCCTTGACCACCTGCAACTCGGCACCCAGGGTGACAACCTGCGGATGGCCTACGAGCGGGGAATGCCAGCGCGCGGAGCAGCGCTGGACCCAGCCGCCGGAGGCCGCGCTTCGCGCGGCGAGAAAAACAACAATGCCAAGCTGACCGAAGACGACGTCCGCGCCATCCGCTTGTCATCCGACGGCTGCGTCACGCTCGCCAGGCGCTACGGCGTCACCAAGGCGACGATCGTGTTCATCCGCAACCGCCGGACCTGGAAGCACGTGGCCTGATGCACCGCCGCTTCGTGTTGCAACGTGACGTGGACGTCACCGGCGTCAGTGGGACCGGCGTCGTCGCCGAGGGCATCTTGTTCTCGGATGATGTCGCCGTGCTCCACTGGACGAGCCAGTGGCCGTCGTCGATCGTGCATTACGAACGGGGCATCGATTCGATCCTCCACGTCCACGGCCACGGCGGGGCGACCCGCATCGTCTGGATCGACGAGGACTGACATGGTGACGATCCGCACGCTCCAGCCCAGCGTGCGGATCGCGCTGCCTGAGAAGCGACGGTTCCGTTCGGTCTCGAACGTCAACCGCGACTACGTCCGCCGGTCGCTGCGCGACTTCCCACCGCCCACGCCACAGCCGACTCCGTGTCGGTTGTGGCAGGGCAGCCTCGACAGCAACGGCTACGGCAAGCGCAAGATGAAGCAGCCGGACGGTTCGTGGCGGATGATTTCGACGCACCGCTGGGTGATGGAGACGGTGTTGGGGCGGCGGCTGCGCAAGGACGAGGTGATCCTCCACGCCTGCGACCATCCCCTGTGCTTCAGGCTGGAGCATCTGTCGGTGGGGACGATGGCGTCGAACAATGCCGATGCCCGGCGCAAGGGCCGGGCGAAGAAGCCGCCGGTCAACCGGTTGCGCGGCGAGGCCAACGGGCGCAACAAGATCCCGCCGCGACTGTGGCCGAAGATCGTCAACACCTGGCTGGACGGGTCGACGGTGGCCTCGTTGGCCCGTCTGTACGACGTTCATCCGGCGACGATCTACAAGATCCTGCGGGAGACCCCGCTGCCTGAGCGGGATCGGTATCCACCGCACGCTCGGAAACGAGCCGAACAATCGCTCTCGGCGATCCGTGAGGCCCGCCGAGAGCGTACCACCCCTGTCAAGGAGGAGTGATGTTGATTCAGATGAGCCTGTGGCCGGACGTGGTCCCTGACCAGGAGGTATTCGTCAAAGAGATGACGAAGAAGCCACGACCAGTGGTGCACGTCCCGCACGCGACGTCGTGTCACTGCCCGT